TTATCTTACGTTTTCCACCAGGAAGTTCTGGCTTTGTAAGTTTTGGTGATTCAAATTCTGGATAGTCCTCAAAAGAGACTAGCTCGCCAGCTTGTTCTTTGGCTCGTCGTCTCTGTCGCTTTGCAATTCTCTCACGAAGAGCCGTAGTGCTCCGAGGCGTCTTTCCACGCAGTTCACGTTCAATGCGTCGCTGTTCTTTGTCCCTTGATTGTGTTGCGCCGCTCATGAAGCGCTCGACAATTGAAGGAGTTTGAACAATGTCTTGTTCTTTTCTTTCTATCTTCTTTGGCGAATTCCAGGCCGTCGAGCCGTAAAACTTATTGTGCAAAAACTTGCGCAAGTCATATTCGTGTTGTCGTCTGAGGCCCTTGATGACGACATCGCTTGCCGCTTGGGTAAATTTTGATGGGTCGCTTTGCAGCTCAGAAAAGTATTTTCCAAAGATATCCTCTTCTTCTTCTCCGTACCATTTTCCGAGGGATGTTGCGAAGTCGTCTTCTCTCTGGTTGGCCATATCCGCGCCCAGGAATCCGAGGCTGCTGTAAACATTATTCAGCTCGGTTAGCTCCTCAATTGAACGGAATTCGTGCTCACCAGGAGAGTCTCCATCCACCAGTAGTTCTGGTGATTCAAAATCACTTCCACTCGGAGCCTTTAGGCGCGGGATGTATTGCGAGACAACTTCTCCGGCTTCATTTTGTAGAGGCATTGAGTAATCAACTGCGTAGTGGTACGTACCCCACTGTCTAAACAGACGCGAGAATCTACCCCATTGCTGTTCGGCAAATGGTCTATCTGGGTTTTCTTTGAGCTGTCGTAATGCGGCAGCAATTGTTTGCACGTCTTGGTCGTCAAAGTCGTCTGGTAGATACTCGGTGTTTGGGCCGTGTGGGTTGTCGGGGAATCCAAGTCCATCTGTTTTGATTTGAGCCCAAGCACGCAAATGCTGGACGGCGGCATTGACGGTTTGTGCAAGATATTCCTTGCCGTTCGCCGGGTTGTTTAAAATGTCGAGAATCGAATCAATTTGTTTCGTGGTAATTCTGGTGGCTTTGTCCAATTCGCTATCACTAAGTCTCGGGGACTTTTTGGATGTTCGGGTTTCGGCAGCCTTCTGTCTCCTGGCAAAACGCCTACCTTCGAGAATATCGGATGCTGTCGTTCTGAGTCTTTGTGCGATTAAGGCTCTTGTTTCGGCGCTCATTGCTCCACGAATGGCCGAATCATCGCGCTCACTGGCGGCTCGTTGCACCGGCGAGCCCTTTGGTGTCGGTATGCCCTGGCGTCGCCTTCTTCTAGCCTCGGAGACAAAGCCGCGAGTTGCCTGGTCGTCTGCAATATCCCTAGCTGTTTGTGAAGCAGCAATTAGTACGCGGTTGCGTCTACCCACCTCTGGTCCAAGTGATTCATATCTTTGTCTGAATGTCGGACGCGACTCTTTGAGCATTTGGCGAGCCTGTTCTGCTCTGATTTGGTCAGCTCTTCTTGCAGCTCTGCGACCGTACTTTTGCCCTGTTTGTTTCTTTAGCTTTTCGCCAACTTCATCAAGCTTTTTACCGGCTTTGTAAATACTTGGAAATTCGACGTCATCGTCGTCCTCAAATCCTTTAGTGATGTCCTTTAGTGAAGCCGTCATTAGGCTTCGACCTATCCTTCGTATTGCTCCGAAGGTGCACCCGCGTCCCAAGCGGTTTGTGAATTGACCGCCATACGGTGTGTCATCAGGACATCTCCAGCCACCCCCGCCAGGCATGTTTGGGTCCCACATTGCGCGTACGCCTTTAACCTGGAGAAGCATTGAGCTGCGCTTATTGTCTAGGTTGAACGCTCTTGCCTTATAGTCAATTGCAATCTGCTTGTATGCGACATCAATGGTTGCAATAGCAGCATCAACTACTGGTAATTTGTCAACGTTTTCTTCTTCGTTGTCTTCGTTCATCTGTTCGTAACTGTAAGGCTCTTCTCCGGCAAGTGATTTTATTTTCTCAATTACCAACAATGCTTTTTGCGACATTGCAAACCTAAGTTCGTTTAGGTCCGCGAGGGCAAACGTGGTTTCTAGAGACGATACGAATTCGTCTGTTAGTTCAACGTCTTTTTCGACCGCTAAAGAAACGTCGAGATTATCCAGGATGCCGGAAGTAGAGGACGATGCTTTCGCCCACTCCGCCCAAAGCTGTCCCTGCCCAGATGAGCCAAATGCGGTTAGTTTGTTTCCTTCAAGAGGAACCAGAATCGCAAATGTCTGGCCAGAGAGCTTGTCTCTAATTATTGTCGCTTTTTTCATCTAATCGATAAGCCAATCAGTTTCTTAAAAACTCCAGATGATGATTTTAGGATGTTCAAACGCTGTTCAAAGATTTGCTCGACTATTCCAAGGTGGAGCATCTCCGCCTCGGAGAGTTCTCCATCGACCTTCAGCATCTGTTTGAATCTTTTGAAGTCGAATTCGCTGGCCTGCTCGAGGAGCTTATCAAAGAGCATCAATGCTTTTTTGCGCTGCTGAGCTTGTAATTTCTCGAAATATTCAGCGTATGTTCGCTGTTGTTTTTTCTTGAAAAACTCTACTAGTTGCATCTGTCTGCGAGCTTTGATTTCACTTGCTGTCAGACCGGACAATCCGGCACTGCTGTTCAGTGATGCTACTGCTCGCATTCGCCCACCGATTCGTATCGGAGCGATGGTTGATGGATTGCGGTCTCTCGTATCCGATAGATAGTCAGCCATCAGAATTCCCATCACATCTTCAGATGGGAGGTCGGCAATGTCCATTGCCCTATCCTGGACGCCAAACATCTCTGCATCTTGGGCTTCACCAAGCATGTAGTTGCGCTTCTTGCCAGAACCAGCAAGTCGCACCTTTGGAGCAATTAGGCCCATTGAGCGCTGCAGTTCCGAAGCCAGAGCTGCACCAAGGTGCTCATAGTTCTCGTCTGGAGTGATTTCGAATACTGTTTGTCCATCGGCGCGCTCATGGATGATGACGCCGTTGCGAATCTTCCCAGTTTTGTACATCTGGCTTCGCTTGACTGCCTCGGAACGAACGTTGGCTGAGATGTTTTCAATTGAGCCGCCAGAATTTAGGTGGCGCACAGCAGAAGCAAGGTCTTTAATTTTGTCATCTTCTGGAATTGCTTCCAGCTGTGCCGAGCGAGCTTGTGCTCCCTGCTTCTTCTTTTTGCGATAGAAAGTCTCATAGTGCCATCTGCGCATGGTGCGCTTTCCTGCGCCAGCTGGGAGATTGACACGAATAACCGCATTTGGGTCCTTGATTCCCTTGAAGTCTTCGTCGTATGAAATTCCATCACCCATTTCTTCGGCAATAAACTTAAGCTTCTGGACTGGGTCATCATTCCCCCGAAGCTTTTCAGCAGAGGCCACTGTTCTCCCTAGTTTGCGGCGTTCGCCAACCGTCAGCGGACGAGCCTTGCCAATTGAGACGCTTGAACCTCCAGACAACACGTAAGTCAATCTTTCAATTCCGGTGTTTGACAGCATTCCTAGCTCTTCGCCGCCAATATCTCCAGCAGTTAGTGCGTTCATCAGGAAAGTTGCCCCCTCCATGTCCCTATTGTCAGGGATTGTTCTCAGCACCGCTGGAGATACAACTGGCTCCAGAATGAAACCATCACGTCGTACCATTCGCATGTAAATTTCATTAACTTGCGACATCTGGCCCACAATGTCATCGACTGACCTATTTCTGCGCGGCCTATTTGCACCAGTGACCTTTGGAATCTGTGGCGCGCGCGATTGAATTACATCGCCAGCAACTGAGACTGGTTTTACTGGAGTTCCGCTGACATCCTGGAATGAGCCTCGTCTTGAGCCGCGAAGAGTGGATGCAATGGTCGCACCAATAATTCCAGGCAAGTCGAAGAGCTGCTTGCCACAAGTGGAGAAACGGGAGTCAGTGAAACGACCTCCAAATTGATAACCCTCTGGGCATCGGTATCCGCGTTCTGGCTTGAGAGCACCAAAACCACCAGGGAGACCTCGCCCACCACCTGGGGTCAGCGCTGAATAAACTCTGGAACGTACAGGACTTCTTACACCAGAAAAGTTTCCTGGAGTAACTGCTGAACCAATTCCTTGAAGACTCTGTAAAATTCTGCTATCCGAGCCAGTAGCGCCGACCTTAACTTCGTATGCGCTCTTCACTCCCCTGCGCTGCATCGCGCACTTGTAGTCGATTACTGCCTTGCGTTCATCGATAGAATAGATTGGAGCAGAGAATACATTGACCCGAGAGAGGGCAAGGGATGGCGATATGTGTCGAACTTTAACAATCTCCGATGAGGGGCAACAATCAGAACTCAATACTGTTCGCATCTAGCGACTCCAATTCATATTTGTCGACACTGTATCCATCTACGTGTTCCCAGTTTCTTTCGTCCTCTACGTACTTGACGAAGTCGGGTTCCATGTCGATGAAGTCCTGGAGAACCTTTACCGCATGGTTCCAGTCGTCTTGAGTGATAACTGGAGAAAATGGCTCATCAACCGAGCGTATACCAGTAAATTCTACAGCCTTTCTTCCGTTCCGTGATGTCAGTTTACGCATGCGGTCATTGAATTCTTGGTCTGAGTAGAGCGAGCCGCGAACAACTCCACGCATTTTCTTGCGACAATTTTTCATTCCTGGATGATGACATCCTTCGTTCGGCCATAGTCCGGTTGTTTCATGGTGTAGCCAGGCGCAAATCCTCTCCAGCGGATATAGTTCTGGGTGGTCAGCGAGAATCACCCGACACCTACGAAAGCCACCTGGCTTACGCATGATTGGTCGCCAATAACGCAAGAGACGCTCCAGGTTTCCCCTACGCGGTCCGTAGCCACGAAGGACGTCGCCAGTGATGTTTTCTTGTGGGATTACTGCGCCTGCTGGGCCCCCAGCTTTTTCATCGCTTCCGTCAACTACAGCAAACTGAACGTCACCCTCGATAATTTTTTTGACCAGGCTCATTGGGTCTCCTTGCAACCAGTGAATAAACCCCTCGAATTAATTGTACGCAAAATGCCGTGATTTAAATACATGTCAACTAGATTTCCGAAAGGTCATTTTTTGGACCGGCTTAATATCTTCTAGTTTGTCATAGAAATCATTAGCTTTTTTGTTGTACGGATTGGATTTTGGTTTTTGGGGGCTTTCGGTATTGTGCTTAGAAGACCAGTCGCTGTCTCTAAAATCAAGTTTCCAAAATCTCTTCTGTCTATTGGTTTTCATAATTGGCGATATGTCGTTTCGTCGCTCTATGAAAGAAAACAGTGGTACTGGGGACATATTCTTGCCATCTACAAATAAACCGTTATAGCGGTCGCCTTCTGGCACGAAATATAGGTTGCCAGTCTTTCCAACCTTAGCCACTAAATACTTTTTCATTTGTCTTTTCCTTCATTGACCAGTTTGTCAAAACTCTCCTGCATATCGGAAAGTCTCTTTTGTGAGTCTGAGAGATTTTTGATGTTCTTAAATTTTGCATCCCTCATTACTTCAATCAGCTGCTCAATCTGCTTGTCGATTTTTGCCTCAAGCACCTCTTTTGACGTACGAGACGTTGGTGCGGTATTCAAGAATGACCTACCATCAAAAATATCTAGACCAAAGTCGTTTGTTATGGCAAGGTTTATTCCTCGCGCTTTCGCAAGCGCTTGTAGTCTTTCCGCTTCCTCAACCCTACGCAGATTATCAAAATCTTCAGCGAGTCTGGAGAATGAATTGACATTGTCTATTCGGATAGCCAGGTCTTTGGGAATTGCGTTCATTGGCTGCACGCCAGACATGATGTCCTGGATAATCTTTTGCTCGTCTTTTGTGGCAGCGTAGCTGCGTTTCATTTTTTCCTGGAGCTTGTCTAGCTCTTCTTTGGAAATATTATTACCGTTATCGTCGGGCGGGTTAGGCGGAGCTCCGGGTGGAGCAGCAGCAACGCTTGGCCCTTCATTGACATACTCACTTACAGGCAAATACTTGAGTTCACGTGGCTTTTTGGCAACAGATTCCGCCGTTCTGGAGTTGGTTGTATCCAGGGACCTGAATGGAATTCGAACTTCTTCGATGTCGCTCGCTTGAATGCCACCCATAATTAGAGCATCCCTGTTGCTCCAAGCACCGTTTATTTGTGGCCGAGTTTGTCCATTGTCCCTTCGATAGGCATTGAAATCATTCTTGAATTTGCCATAGAGGAGTTCAATTGCGTGTGATTCGCGTTCATCAAATCTTCCATACGGGTCAATTAGGGCTCTGCCTATTTCGTCAGAATCCGAAGAATTGGCGAGAACCGGGAATATATGGTTATCCAATGCGTCACCGTTTCCATATGCGGTTCGCTCGCCAACTTCTGGCTTGAGAATTATTTCAGCATCACCGAAGACCGAATTGAACCCATTGTTGGTGTTCTGATTTCTGGACTTGAATAAATCAAATTTGTAACGCGGAGAATTGACGTCTATCCGTTGCGCAAATTCTGTGAATAATTGTTCTTTCTCGGAAAAGTCTGCATCCGAGTGCACCATGTATCCGGTTATTGGGCGGTCGGCGTCTGGGGTGTCCGGGGATATGCCGATATCTGCCTCATATGCCTTTTTTCTCTCAACAAGGCGGCGCGGTTTATTGGAGTCGTCTCGACGCAAACCGGTTTCCATAATTGAAGCAATATTTGCCGCGTCTACATTGAGTCTAGGTTTCTGGTCAATTCCGGCATGGAATTCAACCGCTGCCTGACGCAAATCAGCTAGCAGCTCACGCTCTTCTGTATTTCTCATGTAGTCAGCAAAAGCTGGGTCGAGGCCATTCATTGCTGACATGTATTTCTGGTCGCCTTCGCCGGCATCAAGGAATGATTTCACGTTCTTAATTATTTCTGACCGTTTGGCCATACGTGCTGGTTCACTCTGTTCAAGGGTTTCAGGGCGCCATGACTTACTCGATGGAAGCGAAGAATAATACGAACGGCTTTGTCGTTTGCCAAATTCCGGTGTACTTCTTAGGGCTGGAGACGAAGATGACATCTTCCCAGAAACGCCTTCGCCAAGGTATTTGGCAAGTTCTGACTCCCACTCCTTGACGTCGGAGTCGAATGCATCCTGCGTTCGTTTGACATATGCCTTTCGCTTGTTTTTGTCGAGCGCATCTTTTGACCAATTCTTTTCGATTGCGCCATCAATAAGTTTGCGCATTGATTCTGCAGTTGCTTCAGCATCTTTGTCTGCTCTGTGGTGCTCTTTACCTAGAGGCACACCCAAATATCTCGTAATATCTGCAAGTCCGTTTGATGGGGTTTTTGTGCCATCTTTATTTACCTTGTGTGGGCCGTCAGGATTTGCATCGCTGTACCTCGGGAGCGTCATGCCAGCCATGTCTTTCAGGTCTATCCAGCCCTTTGCCTGCCAATCAATTCCATTTTCCCGAAGCGTGTCCTCAAGTACGTTCTTGTCATATGTGGCGTTTTGAACCCCCATGATTGCATTCGGACCAGCAAACTCAACAAGCTTTCTGTGCCCTGACTCCAGAGACTCCATCCCCTGCAGGTATTCATCGGTGAGCGGGTTTCCATCCGCATCACGGAGATTGTCTTTTGACCACTGCTGCAAAGGCTTGCCAGGGTTCACGAAAACATTGAAGCGGTCAATCACCTGACCGTTCTTAACTTTAATTGCGCCAATTTCAACAGGGTTTCCGTTTTCTGATGCGCGACCAAACTTATCGAAAACAAGTCCAGTTGTTTCGTAATCAAGGAATACGATTTCTTGGTCGTCGTATCTCTGTTTGAAGTCTTCCCACGATGTGACACCTTCAAATATATTATCTGTTTCTCCGAGCATCGGTCCGTAGGTTGGTGTTCGTGGGTATTGCGGAACACCTTCTTTATTCTTTTTGATTCGGCTCTCTCCGCCCTGTATGCCACTACCGCTCTTCATGAATCCAGTAATTGCAGAAGGTCGGGCATCACTCCAGAAGTTTGAATCGCCAACTCTCTGGCGGTGATTGCGACTCATTCCAGCAACCCACTCAGGAGGCAGCGTTATATCAGCGGTTCCACCTGAACCAGCCTGACGGATTAGGTAATTTTCAATCATTCCACTAGGAATATTTGCATGTAGGCCTGATTGCGTTTTAAGTTGCGAAGCTATTTTTCGAACTGCCAAATCTTGCGCTTCGGTCGATGATTCTGCTGACTCTGCTTTGAAAATATTTGTTGCGCCCATTTCGTTGAGCTGCTGGCGGACAGCCTCTTCTGTCGCCTCCTTGTCTGGCGTACCGGTAATTCTCCTGAAGGTTCCAGCTTTGAGCTTTATCCCCTCGCCAGGCTTTGGCGTCATAACAGTGTCCAGTGTGTACAGGTTGTCCAGGGCATCCGGATTGTCTTTAAGGACTTGCGACAATGGTGCGATAAGTATTGTCGTGTCTTTGTCGGAGCGCTGCCTAAAGACGTGCCCTCCAACAAGGTGGTTTAGCGCGAAGTGGATTGTATGACGAGGAACTCGAACTTTCTTTCCAGACTCTGCTGTTTCCTCGAAGTTTGAACGAGGAGCAATACTGACATCCCCGTTTTCATCAACTTCTGGTTCGTAGCTTGTTTCATGAACAACATACAAATCATCAACACTCAAATCATCGAGGCCAGCCTGTGTTACTACTCTTTGCTGGTCTGCATCAAATTCGAATGGCTTATAAAGCTTGTCTTCCGCGTCTGAAACTTTCGTGCTTCCTTTGGCCGAGAGGGAATCTAATTCTGTTTCGGCATCAGCGTCGCCTCGTGATGCGCGGTACAAAAGCGCATCAACATCGTTGGATTGCATGTCTCCCCTGCCCAATTGCGCCATCAACCACTTCTCTGAGTACTCACGACCTTCTTTGCTGGTGTTTGCTTTACCAGATATTTCAAATGGGTTTTTAGGTATGACCTTGATTGTTGAATCGTCTATGGATACTGCATCCGGATTATCAAAAACGATTTTTTCTCCATTGATGTCGTATACCTTTACATCAACATCTCCAGATGTGCTTCCATCGAAACGTCTTCTTACCCCAACTGTTGTTTCTGGAGCGCTTGAAGACATTCTTCCCACTATTGGGGTCGATGGCTGCGGAGCACCAAGTGCCGACTGCAGCATGCTCGGCATGACTTGTCGTTCTCCGGAGAAAGGCATGTTCGTGTTTGGCGAGCTAATCGTGTCTTGGTTTTTCCAATCGCGGGAAGATGTTGTTCTCGACTGAACGGAAGATGAACGCATTGCGCCAGCTATCGTCGAAGAACCCCTATTTCTATTACTGCGCGGATAATTTTGGTCAACTGCGCGCCTAACAGCTTGTGTTTTTAGCGTAGGCCGTTGCGGCGGTAATCCAGAACCAGCCATTCGACCGCTTATGTTCCAGGAATTTCCGGGAACACCAAACGTCTGTTGTCCAATGTCGTCCATCTGCGTTCTGTACTGTGCTGCTGTTTGTGTAGCGCCCTGAGCAGCAGCCATTGTTTGTGCGAATTCATCAACAGTCGACGGGATTCCTGTTTGACCACCCGTCAGCGCTGGTTCTCCAAACATCCGTCGAGCGGCATAGAACTCTGCGCGTGCTTCGATATTTGAAGTTGCCGCATAGACACCACCAGAAAATTGACGCATAAGCAGCTGGTCATCTGCGTCATCTGTAATGTTGTTTTCAATTGCCTCAGCTAGTGCATTGTGAAAATTGTTCAAATCGGTTTCTAGGTCCTGGCGTGTATAGCCAGTGACATTGCCCCAGTTACCAGAACGAACATATTGTCTGGTGCTGAGATTTTGTGCTGAATCAATCAATAGCTGGAGACTTCTATTTCCAGTTGGATTAGCGGCTTGTCTGAAGTCGATAATCCAAGCGTTAACCTGTCTCTGGCGCTGCCACTGTGGAGTGCCTTGTTGTGGTCTCACGAGGGTTTGCGCCAGCGGGTATCTTTGCAGATTTTGTGTCTGAAAACCCATTGTCTCCATTACTGTTGAAAAGTGTGCGAGATGACCCCACTCGTGGGTTGCAAGGTAATGCATATCGCCCTCGACCGAATCAGCAACACCGTTTGCGCGACCATTTCTATCAAAACCAGAACGATTAACTTGCGCCCACATTTCCCATGGGTTCATATGTAGGGCGAATTGGACACCGCCCTGTTCGGCAGACTTGCCGCCAGATTGAGCTAGGTTTGCTGCTGTCTGACTGATTCTTCTCCCTCCGGTGGATGGAGATGGTGCGAATGCATCGAAACGTACCTCAAATGCAGAACCCATTTCTGTGTTAATTGCAAATGAGGTCACCCATTTTGCTTGTTCCGGATTTGCAATTGCTTCTGCCATCCATGAGTACCAATACTGAACCAAAGAGGCTTTGAGCTTTGACTTATCCATTCTGCTTAGGCTCATCGGGATTGCCTGGTCGAACATTTCCTCTATTTCATCTAGCGGCACGTTTGGAAATAGTTCAGACATAGCTGAAACAAACTGAGCTTTTTGGCTTATGTCGCCAATTGGTCTACCCGCTGGAAATTGTGCACTCGGTGGAAGCCTGAGTCCGTCTGGACGGTTTGGGTTGTTGAACCTATCGCGAGTTGAGCGCGCAAGCTCTGTTGCTCTTCGCCCTCTCCAAACTTGCTCTTTTAGCCCAAGCTGCCAGACCTGATTGCCGACCCCTTTGGGGGCACCGCGTTTCTGTCCACCAGTTCTCGTTGATGGGTCTGGTATTAATCCAAATCTTGTTGAGCGCATTGCCCCCGAAATCGTGTCACCCACCATGGCTGGGGTCGGCGCAATTCTGCCGCCATATGCCATCATCTCCTGGACCCGTTCGAAACCCATTTCCCTAATTTGGTCTGCGTTAGCGCGAGCAACATCAAATCCCGTGGCCACTCGTCCACCCGTTGGTGTTGCCATTTGGGTGGCACCAGTTGTTGCTCTTCTGATTGCTCTTGCTCCAGTTTGAGCCGCTGTTCTTGGAGTCGGTATAAAACAATTAGAACCTGTGATGTCGGTGAACTGGTTTGCTGCAGGAGTTCCAGGCGGGCAGCGAAGTTTATTCTTATCGTCTACCCACAAACCTCTAGCATTTGCTGCGCGCCTAAGAAGTGACTCAAGGCTGTCTTTTAGCTTGCGCCCGAGAACTTTGTATTCAATTCCTTCTGGTTCCCCGGTCTTGAATTTTGTTGTTGATGAGTGCTTGTGGGTAGACCTAAAGAACGTTGAATCCGTATCTAGCATGTTTGGGTTGAACGTGCAAAAATGCATTCGCTTGCCCGGTGGAACAAGTGGAATTACGTCTCCAGGCTCCCATGTTTTGATGTATTCCTCATAGGGATTGGAATACTTCTGCGGCGGCTTATTTGCTTCAGGTTTATCCGCCTTTGAATCGACATCAGGAACGAATCCAATTTCCAACTCACCGTTCTTGGACAGGGTTTTTAGCCTGCGTTCCGCGAAATTGGAATATGAATTACCCACTTGTTGCTCCTCGGCGGCAACCAAGCGCCGCAATTACCTAACGAATTTGTGGAACAACAACCATATTAGCCTATTCAGGTTTTGGTTCGTTGATTTCCTCTTCGATGGACAGCATCTCGAATTCCATGAGATTTGACAAGAAATCTGTTGCTTCTGACTTTTCTTCAGCTGCGTAGTCTTTCTTAGCCTTCTCCATGTCTTCCTTGGAGACCCAGCTCAATGGAATTAGTTCTTCCATACCGAGGTCAACTGCCCGCTTCATGATGTGCGCCTTCGCCGCGGTCTTATCCTTGGCTCTGCCGTACGCTTGAATTGCGTTCTTCAGGTCTGCTTCATCCTTGATTGGGTATGAGCCATCTGGAAGTGCGTGACCAGCTTTTGCCATCGATGCGCGTGACTCTTCCGAGTATGCGCGCTTGAGAGCAATCTCTGCGGCCTCTGCCTCAATTTCTGAAGCCTCTTCCTGGGTGTACTCGTCATATCCAAGCACTTCTCCGTCAAGACCCACGAATACGTCATACGACTTTCCGTTTAGTCCTTCAATTTCAACTGCGTAAACATCGAAACCTTCGAATACATCTGGCTCGACAGCGATGATGTCTCCCTCAACAGACTTAACTGCGATGTCGGCGGCTTCACCAAAGCTAATCATCACCTTGTTCTGAAGAGCAGACTTCACCTGAACGACGTCCTGAGTAAGCATGTGCCAACCCATAACTTCACCAGTTGAACCATCGAAGAATACTTCGACTGGTTTGCCGTCCTTGCGCTCAACGTCAACAATGAAAAGGTCTGCTTCGTCTGAATAACCAGAGTCGAGAACCTTACCCCTAAACATGTCTTCTGCCATGCCTTCGATTTCGATGAGTGCTGGCATTCCCTTTTCGGAGACGCAACCACCAGGGCAGCTATCGCAAACACTTGCCCCACCTGGATAGACCTTGCGGTCGAACCCGCACACAAATGCGTCATCATCAAAGTCGGCGGACTTGTAGCCCATTGTGCTCATTCTTCTGCGGCGCATCTTCTTCCTTAGCGCTGCCTCATCCGAGTACATGCCTTCGTCTTCTTCATCTGTTTCGACTTCAGCATTTGGGCCCATCATCATGGCGCCCTTCTTTTTCTTTTTTGGAGCAGAGCGACGCACGAACATTTCGTCGACAGACTCTTCGTCGGCATACATTTTTCCGTCAAGGTCTTCCATGTCCTCGTCGTCTTCTTCGTCCTCTTCCTCCATGTCTTCGGCTTCCATGTCCTCTTCGTCCATGTCTTCCTCTTCCATGTCGTCCTCTTCATCGACAAGTTCCATGTCCTCCACGTCCTCGTCCATGTCCTCTTCTTCCATTGACATCTCCTCATCAAGGTCAGAATCCATTGCAGCCATGTTCATCATGTTCTTTTTCTTTGCTGCTTTCGTCTCTGTGTCTGTTTTCTTAACCGAAACAGCCATAGCTCCGCACTTGCCACAAACTTTTGCGCCTGGCGTATATCCGCACTCAGAACCCTCGAGGCCCTTGGCGCAACCAACAACTTCGCCGTCAGCATTCAACTTTACGACTGCTGCTTTTTCGCTCATGTTTGGTGCTCCTTGTACTGCATTGAATTGGAAATACAACCTTTTACGTTACTACAGCCGGCGCATGGGTTCATGCGCTTTTCTCCAGTAACCATGCAGTTGTATTTACTTGAAATCCGTTGATTATGTATAGGTTTAGCATAACCCATAGAAGACGATTCACGGCTGACGTTTGGTCTTTGCTTCCTCACGGAGAAGCGCGACGACTTAATTTTTGATGAACCGAAAACTGACGATTTAGCTCGTTCAGATTTCCTCAGCATGTGTTTATCAATCTCGTCATTATATTTATTGACAGATTTAATATCCTGATTAATGATGGCGTTGTCGCGTAAGCGAATCAGACGAGCCAGGTAATCAGATGTCATGAATTATCTTTGCGAGAAAATTCTGTCCATCTCGAGCTCTTCAATGTTGCTATCAACGTACGACGCGTAAATGGCGCGCGAAATGGCCTCGATTGAGTCATCGTTTAGTTCATGGGCGCCAAACACGTTCAAACCGTTATCAGTCTCAGAAATTCTGATTCCATGGTGTGCCGCCACAGTGTCAACAACTTGTTTCACTTGAGTTATTAGTTGTGGCTCAACTTTGATGAGGACCGAATTGTCAACTGTGCTCTGGAGGGCGGTCTTTACGGCGATGTCGTTGCCTTCCGAGACCGAAACATAAACAGAGGAGAGCGATTTTCTGCGGCCAGCCATTTGACTGGCTGCTGAAGTCATGCGCTCTGCGGCCAGCTCGCGTCTTAGGGCCGAACGAACCTCGTCTGCCGTCATGTTGTTGTTCTCGGCTATTAACTCAATAGCTCTTTCTTTTGCGCGTGCTGGAAGTCCTGATGGCATACTCGGGTCGTCCTGCATTTCCCTCAGTTGGGCCAATATCGAGTTCTTTTTCTGCTTGGCAGCACGCATCTGTGCCATGTGTCTCTGCTCTGCCTGACGCACATCAGTGCGCTGAACTCCATACTTCTTGGCTACCTGCTCGAGCGATGCCCCAGCCATTCTCTCGTCATAGATTTCGGCATCGAACTTTCCTGCCTTCAAATCTCTGGCACGCTTTCTCTTGCCTGACAGCTTGCCTCCGGCCATGCGTCCAGCAACAGTTGCCGGTACGCCGGGCTTTTCTGGGACTGTTGGTCTCACCGGTGCCGGCGCAGGAGCTGGCGTCGGGACAGGAGCTGGACGAGGGACTTCCTGTGGCTTTGGAATTTTCAGCGGTCTTTTCTCTCGCTCTGGTATGGTCTGCGGAACCGTGCGTGGCGGCATCAACTTCGGCTTATAGGGGATGTTATCCCTGCCATCCGGACCAGTACGCATTCCATCTCCATCGCCGTCAAAGCTCGACGGCTTAACTGCCCTTGCCGCAGTGCGGCCAATTCCTCGAGCGCTACGCGCAGCTCTTGCAATGGCCTTTTGTTCGATGTTCTCGATTGCCGTAATAACGGCATCGCGCGCATCTTTTTCATACCAGTCAATATTCGGAACTACGAAGCCATCGGCAAGAAGTTCGACGTCAAATCCGTGATACTCGGAAACATTATTGGCAACCTCGTACATTTCCATGTTTTCGGTCTTAATGAAAAGATGAACGCCTGGATTATCGTTCTTGAATTCTTCCCAGTTGGCAAATGGGTCAGACTTGCCGCCACATGCTCCACCACATCCGCAGCCACCTGGCTTTGGCATGTTAATCATGCTTGGACTATTGGGTATTGGTGTTCCAGATGCTTGGCCGTTGGAGTCAACAGGGAGATAAATTGTTTCCACTCGTACCTTTTGTGCTGGCCCAAACATGAAGTCAGACTCATTTGGTGTGTGATACGCAGCGCGCATCGTTTCAACTTGTCCGTCTTTCATGAGGTCAAATACGACATTGTTACTGTCTGCCTCGCGGACAGCGACTTCACCTCCGAAGTGAGTTGAAATTGCTTTTGCGAGTGAACCCATACGACCCATGGTTGGGTTTTCTGACGGATTATCAATTGAATATATTGAAATGTTCTTTTCTTCAATCTCTGTTTCATTCGACGTCTTCTTTGAGTTCTGATACCGCTCAAGCATTCTGCGACCCTTCGCAGCAAGTTTTGCTGCATCTGAAGCATCTTGCGGAACTGGCTCGCCCCATGCCGCAGCGGATAGTGCAAGACGTGTTGGACGTCCCTTTTCATCTTTCATCGGACCCGATGGATTGGTGAAGAATCGCGTAAGGAATGAACCTTTTCTGCGCATTTTTTCTGGTGTATTTGCTGGACCTTTAACACCCGGCTTTAGGTTTGCACCTTCTGTGCGCTTGAAGTGTGCGCGACCAGCGGCAGTGAGACCACCCTTTGGGTCCTTGAGTGGAGCTCCTTTTTCCTCAACAGCATTCTGCTTGTCGGACTTGATTGAGATTGTTCCAGTTAGTTGGTTGGCTCCATGGAGAACAGGACTAACTTCATATAGCTCAACTTCTTTGAGCATGTTGGCTTGCTTTGTTGTGTCAAATACTGCATCTAGCGTCTTGTAGCCAATTGACCACTCTTGCTCTTCGCCAAAGAATTTTACGTTTGCGAATGCTTCGCGACCACGCTCTGAAGCAAGGTTAAATTGTACTTTGGCGAACAAACCACCAATGCCGTTGGCTTTCATCTTTGCTGGAAGACGTGGGTCGTTTGGGCCAACCTCATAAATTTCTAAAACTTTTCCAATCGGCTCATTCCAATTGTGGCCCCAGACAACACGCGGCTTTCGGCGCCCGAGGGAGCCATTGAAACAGCCTGGCAGACAGATATCGCCAACACTGTCCTTGTTCCCAATGCCAGCAACAAAACACTCAACTATGCCTTTCGACTCAATCGTGTTGATTTGCCCAGGGATTGCCTTGTACTGGGTTTCAGTAAAGTCGTTAGCAGTATTGCTCATGGTGTAGCGCTTTCCATAGTGTTTATCCAATAATAAACAATTACAAGACAGTTCTGGCGAAACTATTTTGACGTTTTAGTAAAGTCAGATTGAGAATGACAATCTGCATCTGCAGTTGATGGTCAGATGTGCTGGTGCAAGAGGGTCTCCGGGAAATCTTATTTCCTTGCCCGAAACACTGAATGCCGAGTCAATTGATGTCGTGTTTCCGTCGAGCAAGCGGTGCTCTGGTCTGACTTGGGCATCCTTGTTTGCAACCCAGGTTTTCGTTGATGCGCCAATTCCTTTTGCCGCATGATAGACGCCAGAGTTGTAGGCCGACTGTGATTCGTGCTCGGCGATGAGTCTGCGACGCTTTGACAAAAGGTTCATGAAGATTGCGAGAAGCGCTGCTTTGAGCATTCCGACTCTGTCTTCATCATCTGCAAGAGCGAGAGCAATCAATATTGCAGACGCTATCTCATCCTTTGTCGTTGAATTGATTTTCTTCATTCGCTCTATTTGTGCGTCGACAACTTCCTGCATCTCTTCAGCATCTTCTTCCACTGGCATGCCAGATTGTTCTCCAACCAGGCGCGCAGCATCGGCCGATATGCCAGCGATGACTGGCTTCACATCTTCTTCAAGTTGCTTGTTCCAAACCTGCTCATCAAAGATGTTTTCTACCGCCAGCGTTCCTGCAGTGATGAGCTTCTTGGACTTTGCACCAGTTGCCTTTTCGAGAACAACACGCTGCTGTCGCTCCATGAATCGCTCAATATTTCTGTCGAGAATCTCAATCCACCTGTCTGCATTTTCTGCAGCTTTCTGCTCCCATTCGTTTTCTTGCTTATTCTCCGATTTGAATTGCATCCCGCTATCAAAAGCTGACAGAGCAGTAGGCGATGCCATAACTGGTTGCTGCTGAGCAACGCCGCCTTCCGCAGCAAGAGCCTCGGTCATCGTGTTTGGCTTCTCGTTAAAATCAACTACTTGAGCTGGTATTTCTTGCGGAGCCCCCGGTTGTGTTGGTTGAGCGGCAGCATCTTGTCCTGGCGCTGGTGGTTGACCGTCTGGCATCATTCCGGCCGCAGCAACACCAGGAACACCAGGTTGACCACCAGCTGCAGCCATTTGTGCGGCCTGTTGAGTTGAATCAAATTTCTTGTCGGTATATCCGATTGGGGTGAGGTTCGGATTCGCAAGCATTGCCTGCATTAGGTCGGAATCAATCTTCTTTCTTCCTGTTTCTTTTCTGTACTCATTGCCGCTGATGAGACCGTTCTGAAATTCATCAAGCAGGTAGCGCTCTCGCTCTTGCTTGTAAAGAACAAGAATAGGAACTTCTGAAGTATCAAAATCGATGTAATACTCATCGTCGAGTTCATCTAATCCGCGCCCAATTAGTTCCATGTGTGGGAGCATCGTTTCGTTCCAGAACACGCGATGCTCTTCCGCCGCGTTACTAAATGTTCGACCAGAAGCGTTGCCTATTACTGATTCGGGAACGCCAAAAGAAGCAAGAATTTCTTCTTTTGTGATTTGACGCATTTGAATGTAATTTGCATCTCGAGGATTTGCTCCAGTATCGACAAAGTCAACCCCCTCGTCGGAAGACACGACAGTTACGGAGCCAGCCCTATTTATGTTGCCGCGAAACCTGCTTCGCAATTCATCTTTGTCATCGTCGTCAATTTCCCCACGGACGACAAGAAGTCCACCAGGGCGACCATCATTCAGAAGAAAGTTTCTGTTGTATATTTTTGAAAGGTTTTCAATCTCAACCGCTACGCCAGCGGACTCAAGTGGTGTGAGCGACAGGTATGGGTCTAGCGGATGCGGCTTCCTAATCCAGATAACGTCATCCGGCTTGAGAATTGCTTTTGTCCCATTTCTCATATCCACTTCAAAACCAGAAATAAATTTTCGTGGGTCAGGAATTGGTGACGTGTGCTGCGGCGGCAGAAGATGTAGTCCAATCACCTCTCCAGAACGCCCTCTTACTTTTTCAATGAAAGCTCCGCGCGTAGACATGAGTAATTGAGAAGAAAGTCTGTAACGGAACACGAACGAGTTTTCACCAATGTTCGATTTTGTATTCAGAAGATTAAGTATCTTGCTGTCTCTATTGTTTGTAACAATCTTCCCATCAGGGGAATTATCTTCTCTTAGAATTACTGGAAGTCTGGCCTGGTTGCCAGCTATTGCATCAATGCACCTATTTACCCAGGTGACTTTCTGCATTCCCTCTCTGTAGGCGCGCTCAATGTCCCAGGAGTCCCTGTACGGCTTGCCTTGAAGTCCAGTGTTGTAAGCAACTGGAGCGCCTGGCCCAATAACCGACTTTTGTCCGGACGATGAGGCAGATTTGTTATTGGTTGAATTCCAAGCCATGTTTTATGTTTAATCCAGTCCGAGCAGTAGGCCAAGAGCCCCACAGCACACGCCAGCCACTACAAATCCGACCGGAATGCTAAAGATGAACGCGCCTGTTGTAGTCATAATTATAAATGACCCCATAAGGAGATTGGCAGTTCTTGCCCTAGTAAACCATTGTACTATTTTCATGTCTCCTCATCAAAAACGCGGCGTTACGTAATTTAATACTAGTATGGTTTATCATTCCCAGCAGATAGCAGGCATACAAATGACGAATTGGGATAAAGTTCTCGAATATTTAAAACCTAAGGAACCGCTTTACTGTCCAGAAGAGCCGTCCATCACCCAGAAGGTTTTTCTGCGCTCGTACGCCATTGAAGCTCTTTTTGGCGGAGCTGCCGGTGGTGGCAAGAGCTCAGCCCTCCTGATGTCAGCCCTTCAGTATGTGGACGTGCCTGGCTACTCTGCGATTCTCTTCAGAAAAACATATGCCGACCTAGCGCTACCTGGAGCGCTGATGGACAGATTCCGTTCCTGGATAACCAATTATGACGAAGTTCATTGGAATAACAACACCTATATTGCTACTTTCCCGTCTGGCGCTCGCATCTCCTTTGGGTACCTGAATAACACCAACGACTACCTCCGATACAAGGGTTCCGAGTTCCAGTTCATCGGAATGGATGAGGTGACAGAAATACGTGAATCCGACTACCGTTACCTCTTTTCTCGTTTGCGTCGGCCCTCAACGGGTGAACTTTCTAAGGTTCCGCTAAGAATGCGTGCTGCATCTAACCCAGCGCCGAACTGGGTCAGGCAGCGATTCATCGTTGAGGGTCAGGATTCCGGGAGAATCTTTGTGCCGTCGATGTTGACCGATAACCCTGGAATCGATGCAGATTCGTATCGACAAGCCCTATCCG